TAATTCTCAAAGACGCTATCCGACACAAAGAAGCTCCGAAAGAATGGTGGATAAGGTTTATCTCTCCTTCTGTAAAAGCTACTAAAGATGAGCAGGCTGAGACTCTTGCTGGTATTCACGGGGATCATGTTTTGGTTATAGTTGAAGAAGCGTCTGGTGTACCCGATCCGACTTATGTTCCGCTGGAAGGTATTATGACTAGTGAGGATAATAAGGTTCTTCTAGTTGGGAATATGACCAGGAATTCAGGTTACTTCTATGATACACATTTTCATGCGGAGTTTAAAAAGGACTGGAATACTGTTCATTGGGATTCAAGGAATTCGTCTAATGTAAGTAAGTCAATGCCAGAGTACTTCGCGAGGAAGTATGGTATTGATTCTAATATCTTTCGTATTCGTGTTATGGGAGAACCGCCACTTCAGGATGATGATACATTGATTCCTCTGTGGGCCTCAAAGCAATGTGTTGGGAAGGAACTTGAAGTTGCGGAAGATGAGCCGCTGTATCTTGGAGTTGATGTAGCAAGGTATGGGGACGATGCTTCTATTATACTTCCAAGAACTGGACTGCTTATTCATCCTTGGGAAACGTTTAGAAAGTTAAATACTATCGACCTTGGTGGGTTTATCATTCAGACGTATACGGAAATGGCTGCCTCTGGTTGCGCTATTGACGTGATTGGGGTTGGAGCGGGTGTTGCTGACTGGCTTGAAAAACATAATATGAGGAATTTGTATCAGGTTAATGTTGCGAATTCCTCGAGTAATTTGGAAAAATATGACAGACTTCGGGATGAGTTATGGATAAGGGTTAGGGATAAGTGCTTGCTTGGTCTGTACTCCTTTCCTGATGTGAAAATCGCAGGAGATGTGGAGTCGTTGGGAGATCAACTTGCGAGTGAACTGGCGACAGTAAAATATAAATTCAACAAGCATGGCGGGTATATAGTTGAGTCAAAAAAAGACTTAAAAGCAAGAGGCATTGCGAGTCCAAATATAGCTGATGCACTTTGTTTGACTGAATATTTTGCTAATTCGTCTACGAGAGTCTTTGCTAAAGAGGTAGTAGACTACGGGGTTCAGAAAAGATATCGAGATACGATGTCTTCCTCCCAGGGATGGATGGGGATGTAAGATGAGTGAAACTAATGTTTATGGGATAAGTTATAATAAAGTAACAAAATCCATGCTTGTACATTATACAGGTGGAGCAAGTCACTCTTACTCTCCAGTTACATACGATGAGTTTATTACTTGTTTAACTGCTGAAAATCTTTCTCGTGCTGTTCATCAGGTGGTTAGAAAAGGAAACCTTGTTGGAAAGAAGGTAGAGGCTTAATGACTAACGAACAAGAACAGAAGATTCTTAAAGAAGCTAGAGAGCGACTCAAAAAGGCTATGGATGACGACGCTGAAAATCGTCGTATGGCTAAAGAGGATCTTGAGTTTGTGGCGGTAGTAGGCTCTCAATGGCCCGCTGATGTTAAGGCTCTTCGTATAGGAAGCATGAGGCCTTGCTTAGAAATTAATAAAATGCCTGTTTATATTGATCAAGTAGTTGGTGATCAAAGAATGAACAGACCGAGTATAAAAGTTGTTCCTGTTGATTCAGTTGGCGATCCAAAGGTTGCTAAGATTTTTGGTGGCTGGATTAAGCATGTTCAGGATATTTCAAAGTCTGACGTAGCTATAGATCACGGGTTCGAACATGCTGTGACTTGTGGCTATGGGGCACTGAGAGTAGTTACAAAATATGTGTCTGACTATGCGTTTGAACAAGAAGCGTATATCCAGAAAATTGACAATGCTCTTGCGGTGTTTTGGGGAAAGCATAGTGAGTATGATTGTTCAGATGCGATGTATTGTTTTATTGTAGCTGATATGGATAGGGAAGAGTTTAAAGAAAAGTACGGAGAAGAACCGCTTCCTTTTAGTGATGCGGATAGTCAGTATATAGAAGGCTGGGCAACAAAGGATACGGTTAGGCTTGCGGAGTATTTTGTAAAGGAACCTGTGGCAAAGACTATTTATCTTCTCAAAAACGGGGAGGTAGTTGAGAAGGTACCTGAGGGAGAAAAGGAAGTAAGAAAACGAAAAGTAGAAAGTTATAAAATAGTCTGGCGACTGCTTTCTGGAAATAAGGTTCTTGAAGAAAAAGACTGGCCAGGGAAGAAATATATTCCTGTAATTCCGATTTGGGGAAAGGAATTTAATGTAGCTGGAAAGAGATACATTCGTGGCTTGATTCGGAATTCAAAAGACTCACAACGAATGCTGAATTATTGGCATAGTGTTAACACGGAAATTGTAGCAATGCAACCGAGAGTTCCTTATCTCGTAACACCGAAGCAGATTTCTGGTCATGAAGCTCAGTGGGATAATTTACAAGCAGTTAATTATAATTATCTCCTTGTTAATTTTGACGAGAAAGCCCCCGGGTGGCCTAAGAGAGAAGCTCCCCCCCAAGCATCAAGTGCGATGATTGAGGCAACGCGGGAGGCTGATCAGGATATTCGTGATACAATGGGACTGCAAAGAGCTTCGCTCGGGATGCAGTCTAATGAGAGAAGTGGAAAAGCTATTATAGAAAGAAAGAAGGAAGGTGATGTAGGAACCTTTGCTTTTGTAGATAATCTTGCACGGTCAATTGAGCATCTCGGAAGAGTACTTGTTGATGTTGCTCCGGGTGTGTTGGATACTGAAAGAGTAGTTAGACTTGGCTTGGCTAACGGAGAGTACGAACAAGAAGCTGTTAATGTTGAAGATCCAGTAACTGGAAAGATTTTGAATGATCTTTCTGTTGGAACGTATGATATAGTAGTTACTGTTGGTCCGAGTTTTACTACGCAAAGAACAGAAGCTGCGCTGTCTATGCAGCAGTTTATTCAGTACTATCCGCAGGCTGCTCCGCTGATTGGCGATCTTTATGCTAAGGCGATGGATTGGCCTGGAAGTGAAGAAGTATCGCAGCGGCTTGAATTTCTCCTTCCTCCGGAAATTAAGGCTAAACTCGCTGCTGAAGCGGCAAAGAAAGTAGGAGGAGATGGGCCGCCTCCCCCGGAACCTCCTACGCCGCCACCTAGTCCTGAACAGCAAATGCAACTGCAAGAGGCGCAGATAGCACTGCAGGAATCGCAGTTGAAGTTGCAGGAAATGCAGTTGAAGGTGGAACAAGAGAAGGAAAAGCTGAAAGGTTTAGTGATAAAGAATGAAATAGAAGTTGTTCAGTCGAAGGAAGGAATGAAGAAGCTGATTGAAGAAATTGCGATGGAAGAAATAGGAGGTATGCAAAATGCCCAAGGGAACCAAGGTGGACAAGATATATCAAGCATTGAAGGAGAAGGGAATGTCTAAAGGTAAAGCAGCAGCTATTGCGCAGGCGAAGACAGGGCTTGCTCTTGCGACTGGAAAGAAACCTAAAAATTCAATGAGAGCTTTGATGGAAGGTGATAGCTTCATTGCGAAGAAGATTGCAAAGAAGGGAAAGTAAAATGGAAATGGTAGACTTGAAACTTCCTATGAGAAGTGAGAAGGAAATGAAAGAAAGTTGCGAGCCTTGCTGTATAGGAAGTTCTCAGCCTCGCTATCCTTACGGACTTCAACTTAGATTTGAGAAGGAGCAGATAGATAAAATTCCTTCTCTGATGGAGTATAAAATTGGGGATAAAGTAATCATTACTGCAGAAGCTGAAGTAACTGAAGTTCGGAAGATTGAACGCCAGACTTCAGGAGTGAAGAAGAATCAGGATGATTACACTGTCGAGATGCAGGTTAAACAGGTAGTTTGCGTTCCAAAGATAGATAAAAAGCCTGAGAAGATGACTCCGCAAGAGTATAAGAAATTTCGGAGTACGATGTAAGAAACGTCAATTATTGACATTTAATCTTGACTAGGCAAGAATAAAACCTAGGCAACAAGCTGAGGAGGCTTGCTAAAATGTTGAAAAGTTTAGATGAAATTCGCGCTGCGCAGTTAACAGTTCGTCCGGTTATTAATGGAGTTGACGATCCGAGTGTTATGTCGATTGATTCAACTGCTCCGTTTGAGACTCCTGCTGACGAAGTGAATACTGCAGAAGATGGAAAGGAAGAGGAGGGATCAGCAACTCCTAAAACGGAGAAGAAGGTGGAAGAAAAGACTGAGGAAGAAGAAACTCCTGCCGAACCTCCGCAGAAGAAAGATGAGACTAAGATTGAAAAACGAATTGGTGAGCTTACTAAGAAGTGGAGAACAGCTCAACGGGAAGCGGATTTTCTGAAAACGCAGAGTACGAAGAGAATCAGCGAACTTGAAGAAGAGCTAGAGAAGCTTAAGAGTAAAGTTCCTGCTGAGAATAAACCGAAGAGAGATGACTTCGATGACTATGAAGCGTTTTTGGAAGCACTCGCTGACTGGAAGGTAGATGCAAGATTTAAAGCTGCTGAAGGAAAAGAGAAGAAAGTTAAAGAAGAGGTTAATGAAAAGTCAGTAGTAGACGAGGTCTACTTAATTATGGATCAAATGATTGAAACAGGCCGCGAGAAATATGAAGATTTCGACGCTGTTGCAATGGATAAAGATCTTATGATTACTGACGCAATGACAGAACTTATTCTCGAGAGTGAAGTTTCAGCTGATATCATGTATTATCTTGGGCAGAACCCGGACGAAGCTGCAGAGATTGCGAAGCTTACTCCGCTAAAGATCGCTAAGAAGTTTGTGGAAATTGAGTTGAAGTTGAAGGAAGGTGAAGGAGATGAAGAAGAGGAAGAAATACCACCTCCTCCAGTAAAACCTCCTATCGTGAAAAAGAAACTAACTAAAACGCCGGAGCCGATTACTCCTGTAAGAGAAACTGGGGCTGTGGATAAGGACCCGTCCCAGATGAATGCTAAAGAATATCGAGCTTGGCGGGAAAGAAATAAAGGATAAAGGAAATGCCTTCAACGAACACACTTTTAACTCCTACGATTATTGCAAAGGAGGCATTGATGCAGTTGATCAATAGCCTTGCAATGTCTAGGCATGTTTATACGGCTTACAAGAATGAGTTTGTCAAGGTTGGGCAGACTATTACTGTAAGAAAACCGAACAAGTTTCGGGCAACTAAAACGCAGGCGAGAAGTAATACCAATATTGCCGAGCCTTCAACTTCGATTACGATGTCTACTCAGGCGCATGTTTCTTGGGCGTTTAGTTCGGTAGACTTGACTACGACGATTGAGGATTACAGCAAACGGTACATTTCTCCGGCAGCAGATGCTCTTGCGAATCAGGTCGACGCGGATCTGTGTGGGTTGTATAAGGATGTTTACAACTACGTAGGTACGCCTGGAACAACTCCTGGGACGTTTAAAGTTCTCGGTGATGCTCAGACAGTTCTTGATAACGAACTTGCTCCGTCTGAGGGTCGAGTTGGGATTTTGAATCCCACAGCGAACTGGTCTTTGGCAGATGGACTGAAAGGTACCTTTGCTGCGCAGGTTGCTAAGGACATCATTACGAAGGGGTATCTTGGAACGATTTCGAATCTCTCCCTGTACATGGATCAGAATATTGCTCGGCATACTACTGGAGCGTTTACTGCCGGCGCAACTCCTCTGATGAATGGTGCAACAGTTACTGACGCAACAACTTTCGTGACCAATGGTTGGAGTGGAGCTAATACAGTTAAAGCAGGTGATATCTTTACTGTTGCGGCGGTTAACCAGGTCAATCCGATGTCGGGAGTTAGTACTGGAAATCTGCATAACTGGGTAGTAAGAACAGATGGAGCAGATGTTGGTGCGGATTTGACTATTGCTATTGCGCCGACTCTGGTCTACGGAGCCACTAATGCTTACTCCAACGTCGACGCAGTTCCGTTGACGACTGCTGGACTTACTTTCGTTGGGACAGAGTCTACGTCTTACCCTCAGAACTTGATCTTCCACCCAAATGCTTTCGCATTGGTTACTGTTCCGATCGAAATGCCAAGTAATGTTTGGGGTGCGAGAGAGACTGACTCCGACGCGGGGATGTCTATTCGTGTTGTGAAGCAGTATGACATCGACGCAGACGAAGAGATTATTCGTCTTGATATTCTGTACGGTGTGAAAACCCTGTACCCAGAGTTGGCAGTTCGCCTTTGGGGTTAAGAGAGGAGGTAATATAAAATGAGTTACCTCGATAGAGTTTTTGAAAACGCTGTTGAAACAGTCACTATTCCTAACCCTATGGTTTTTACTGGGGCGGTTAAGTTTTCTGGTGCGTTCAGTCCATTAACTTCGGACGGAGCAGCATTGGGAATAGTTACACTGCCGTGGAGTGATCTGTTTCTGGCAAGTGGCGGAGTTATTAACTTCGCAAATGGGAATGCTTTAGTAACACATTCGACTGGTTTGCTTACATTCTCCGCTGGAAATGTTGGCTTCGGAGTTGATGCGACAGGTATTGATGTTACCTTCTTTGGTGGCACTACGGCCTACAAAACGTGGTGGGATCAGAACGGCGATACCAACGGAGCATGGTATTTCGGTGCTGATACTAAGGGAGTTCTTGTAACTGCCTTTGGTGCGACCACTGGTTGTGGAGTATTTTGGGATCCTGACGGAGATACCAATGGTACGCTTTCTATTGGTGCTTCTGGTGGAAGTAAAGGTAATGATTTTCTTGCATATGGAACCGCGAATGGGAACTATATGCAGTGGGATCAGTCCGCTAACAAACTTCAGTTAGTTGGAACGTCGACTGTTCTGTCAATCGCTGGAACAACTGCTGCGACAAGTGTTACGACTGGTGCAGTAATCATTTCAGGTGGTTTGGGTCTTGCTGGAAATGCTTGGATTGGTGGAACTCTTAATCTTGCTGATGACATGGCTTTTACTCTCGGGACTACGAAGACTACTCCTGAGACTAAAATTACTATGGAATTTGACGAGACTACGACTGGTATTGGTCTGCTCTTAATGGGCGATCTTTCCACTCCGATGGTTCTTAACACTAATCCAGGTGCGTCTGTTGCAGGGCATGTAGCCAACATTAATCATTCAGCTGGCGCTGGTGATTGTGGTGATCTACTTGCGTCGTACACTAAGATCAATGTAATTGGGGCTGGCGATAGTGGTCTTACTATCGTTGGTCAGGCGTCGAGAGCGTATGTTGGTCTAACTGGTGGTGCTAATAACTCTGTCGCTGACCAGGCTTATGGTACACAGGCTTGGGCACGGCATCAGGGTACTGGTGCAATCACCGCAATGTCGGGGCTTTCTGCAAAGATGGACGTTGGAGCAGATAACTTTACTGCTACGACTATTAACGCAGGCCATTTCCACATTGACGGTGCGGCAACTGTTACTGGTCAGTTTGATGGCGTGATGATTGAGGTGTATCCAACAGTTACTTGTCTGGATTCGGCTTTGGCAATTGCTGTTGATGGTGTTGCGGTAGTTGATGCGGCTATTAGACTGTCAGGTGCAGTAACTAATGACTTCTTACAGTTCGCAGCAACCGGAGCTTGCGGAGCAACTACATCTGATCCAGGCGTTGGAGCAGCAAATACGTGGATGAGATGTCATATTGGGAGTACGATTTTCTGGTTGGTTGGTTTCGCAGATTCGTAGAACTTAAACTCTAAAAGGTTCTAGGGGGTGTCCTATAACATCCCCTCTTTTAAAGGAGGAAGTTATGCAAGTTTTAATGGGGCAAATTTTGACAGATCTGGATGGGAAGGAAATTCCGAGTCTTTCGGGGGAACCGGCTACACTGCGCGGAGTTTCAACAGAGGCGTTGATTGCGACGTTTAAGAGTGAAGAACCTTCGGGTGAAGAGAAGTTGAAGAGATGGGAATTGGCTTTGAAGGTGAAGAAGTCAGAAGATCCAGTGGATTTGACTTCGGATGAAATTGTCTTGATTAAGAAACTCATTGGTAAAGCTTACGGTCCGATGATTTCAGGTCAGGCGTGGCAGATGCTGGAGGGAAAGTAAATGGCTTCGAAGAATAAATTGCTCGGCAGCGGAAAACCAGAAGAAGTAGAAGAGGAAGTTCCTGTGATGGTTCCTGTAAAAGCTCCTGCGTGGAGATATCATGTAAACTGCCCAAAAGGAAAAGTATTTAAAACTGACGAAGAACTCGCAGTAGCAGATGCAAACGGCTGGAAAGACCATCCTGGAAAGGTGCAGCTTCTTCCAGGATCTGAAGATATGTTTGAGTCAGACTAAAAGTCATTAATTGACGTTTCTGAGAAGGAGTAAGTCGTGATAGTTGAAGATTGGCTAAAGGCTTCACTGAGAAAAATTAATGTATATGCAAGTGGAGAGACTCCTACTCCGGAGAATCTTGCCGATGCTCTTTCTGCCGGACAATCTATGCTTCGTTCTTGGGCAGCGGAAAGAATAAATGTTTTCGCTTCGACGAAGGAAACTGTCACACTTACTCCTGGAACGTTTTTATATACTTGGGGGACTGGGGGGAGTATAAACACAGACCGGCCACATCAAGTTCTTGACGCGAGTATAGTTGATGGGAGTGGAGTTACTCATGAGGTTGAGATTATTTCTGAGAGAAAGTATAGAAGTGTTACAGTTAAAGCAACTATCAGTCGTCCATACGCTCTCTTCTTTCATCCTGCCTTTCCTTTAGCAAATATTTATCTCTATCCAGTACCTGATACTGCGGAAACATTGTCTCTGGACAGTCTTAAAGCTTTTACTGAAACAAGTTCATTTACGGATCTGACTGATACACTCTCCTTTCCTGCGCAGTACGAAGAGGCTTTAATTTACAATCTTGCAATTAGACTTGCTCCAGAATTTGGAAAGACGATTACTACTGAAGTTGCGGCAATCGCTTCCTCGTCATATAACAGGATTATTACTTTAAATTCTGCGAATCAAGTTGAGCCTGCTTCAATAGTTCTTCCAGCAAGTGCGCCTTACGGTGCTCGGTATAGTATTAATTCAGATTCTTATCATTAAGGAGATATTATGAAATCAATCAGATTGCTACGTCGTAGTTTAATGGGTGTTCTTGTTGCTTGTTTTTTGTTGTTTTCTTCGTCGTCTTATGCTGCGTGGACTTTAACACCATCTACTGTCGCTATGGTAGGACATTATCTTACTTGGAAGGTAGTTTGTACTTCAGATGGTAATTCATTGTCTGCAACGAATCTTATTTCTCTGATGAATTCAGGACTAAGAAGCGAGGTGCAGGGAGCTACTCATATGATTATGACAGTAGTTCCAGGAACTGGAGCGGTTGCTCCAGATACGACTATTGACGTTACTCTTTCTAACTCGCAGGGAGTTGCTACCTTTGTCCATACAGGCTACTCTAATGTTGCTAATACAACCGGGATTGATCTTTCGGAAGATTACAACCAGTATCTTGTCCCATATGAGTTGCTCTATTTAACACTTAATGATATAGGTACTTCAGGAGATCAGGTAACGCTTTACTTTGAAGCATGGATTGAATAGGAGGAACTTGTGAAAAAGTTACTTTCAATAATTTTAATTCTCGTGTTTGCCTCGTCTGTGTGGGCATTTCCTCCTGTGCCACGATATCATCCTGCGTCTCCTGGAGATATTGGAGGGACTACCCCGGCCAGAGGAACATTTACGGATACCTACTGGTATGGATCTGACGTAGCTCACGGAATTACCTCAATAGCTCCTACGAATAACTATGGCGCTGCTTTTTATATGTCTTCAACTATAGGTGGGCTGGACCTGTACGGATTGACTGACGCAGATCAGGTTGGCGCGCTTCGTTTAACTGGCATTCTTGGAACAGATAATCCGACTGATGCTTATGCTGCTTTGATTTTGCGAGGCGGGAAAAAGAACGGAACTGGTTGGCAAGCACTTGGAGCTGCTGAGTCTGTAGCTGAATTCTACAACTATACGACATCTGTTGGAAAGGTTTACGGTAACGGTGAGTGGATTCTAACCTCTCTACAAAACACTCCTGTGGGGTCTACGATAGCATCTACTGGTAACTTCACGTCTGTCACACAAAGGAACTTAACTTACTGGTCATCGGCGACAGCGGAGCTTGATGAGGGGTCAGTTACTTTACCAGCCATTACAGCGAACTATTCAGGTCATGGGTTTGTTCGGGCATCCTCTGCGGGCGTTATTCAAGACTCGTGTGAATTTGAATCAGGATCGGACGGTAATGTCTCTTTGATTCGAGGTACAGCTAACGTAGTGGTTGGAGCTGCCTGTGCCAACGCGAAGATCTGCATTAGTACAGCAGGAGCACAAAATCCGATTGTTATTCAGTCTAGAAATGGAGCTGCGCAAGTAGAAATAGAGTTCTGGTATCACTAAGTCGAGATACACTAATTAGATCTGCGAAAGGAAAAATAGAGATGACGCGAGTGGAATATCAGGATATAAAAACAGCAGTTACTGAAGCGATGCGTGAGGAAATGAAGGATTTTTATATTGACCGAGAAACGCATTATCAAGATCATCTGTTTATGAAGAGCATAAGAGAGTTTATGGATAACTGCAAAGTAAGTGCTATTAAAACAGTTGTTGGGGCTGTTGTTTTATTTATTCTTGGTGGAATAGCAATGGCAGTTTATTTTCTTAAAGCGCCTATAAGAGGTTAAAGTATGCTGCAAGAACACAAAAAACTTTTTTTCATGCTAGAAGATTGGCAGTTAATGGGCCTGTGTATTGAGCGAGAAGCAGCTGGTGAACCTCGTGACGGACGAATTGCTGTTGGAACAGTTATTCTTGAACGAGTCGATCATCGAGACTGGGATGGAAAAACTATTAAAGAGGTTATTCTTAAGCCTTGGCAGTTTAGTTGGACAATGCCAGAAGCAGGAGAAAAGTATTATAGTACTTCTGTAGAAATTGCAAAAAACTGGACTGAGTCGTACAAAAATAATAAAGCACTGCAAGAGTGTTGTACTATTGCTTCAGGACTTATTAATAAATCAATTCTTCGTGATCCTGATTTAGAGTTAGCGCACTGTTGTGAATACGTTACAGGAGCTTTTCGAAAACACCTAGACGTTAATCCATCAGTAAAAGGAAATCGTTGGTGGCAAAAGATGAAGTTATTAAAAGTAATTGCTGCACACGAATTCTATATAGGAGTTTAGTATGAAAGGAGATAAGATCAGATATTACACTAGTTATAAATATATCTTAGCTGAAAATTATTCTGTTCAAACTCCTTTACGACCAGAAAATGAAATTATAACTGAGTTTATCGAGCTAACAAAAACTGGTCTTTTAACTATTAAAAAGCGTTATGCTTGGGATGGGTGCAGTGGACCAACTTTTGATGATAAGACTAATATGCGCGGTGGTCTTATTCATGACGCACTGTATCAGTTAATGAGACTGGGGTTATTGTTTCAAGAAAATAGAATAGTTGCTGATAACATACTTCGTAATACTTGTCTCGAAGACGGGATGTCATCTTTTCGAGCATGGTATTATTTCGAAGGGGTTGATCATTTTGCAACATCCGTAGCTAGGTTTGGATCAGATCCTTATCCGATTTTAACAGCGCCGTAAAGGAGAAAACTGTGTGGCACGATATTTTTGCAAACGATAAGGTTATGGTAATAATCGCAGTTACAATAATTGCAGTTACTGCGTTACTTGTTTTGACTGACGTTTCAGCAAAAGAAATTTGCTTAACTTCACTCGGAGCATTAGGTGGATTAGTTGCTGGACAAGTTTTTAAAAAGAGTTAATAAATAAAAAGGAAGAGTAAAATGCAGATTCCTTTTGTAGGTGGAAGTTATGCAGCAAGATCAAGTAACTTAAATGCTCAGTCTTGTATTAACTGGTTTCCGGTAGTGGATAACCAGGATGCAAAAGTAGTTCTTGCTATGTATGGAACTCCTGGGCTAGAGTTATTTGCTACTTTGAACGCTGGAGTAGGACAGTGTGTGAGGGCAATGTATGCTACGACTACTTTACTCTATGCAGTTGTAAATGCGAATGTATATAGTATTACTCTTGCGGGAGTAGTTACTCTACTTGGAACTTTAACTACTTCTAGTGGATTTGTTGACAGTGCAGAGAATGGACTACAATTACTTATCGTTGATGGGACTACCAGTGGCCGTTTGGTAACTTTTTCAACAGGAGTGTTTACTACTGTCACACTTCCTTGTGTTGCTTCTTCAGTAACATTTCAGGATAGTTACTTTATCATTACTGAAAAAGACAGTCGAAAGTTTTATATTTCCAGTTTACTTGATGGAAGCACTTGGGATGTACTTGACTTTACTACGGTTGAAGGTCGCGCAGCTAATCTTGTAGCTGTAATTTCAAATACACAGGACCTTTGGTTTTTTGGAGAGAAGTCAGTAGAAGTTTATTATGATTCCGGTAGTGCTGATTTTCCATTTGAGAGAATATCCGGAGCTTTGATTGATATAGGTTGTGGTGCAATAGGAACTCCTACAAAGATAGATGGGTTTCTTTACTGGCTGTCGAATAAGAAACAAGTGTGTAGAAATCAAGGCTATCAACTTCAGTTTATATCTACTCCAGAGATTGAGTTTCAGATTGCGTCTTATGGAGATTTAAGTAACACGCAAGGTTTTATGTATTCTATTGAGGGAAATACGTTTTATGTTCTCGCATTTCCTGACGTAAGTAAGACTTGGGTCTATAATACGACTACTAACTACTGGCATGAATGGCAGAGTTATTTGTCTATTTCAACTCCGTGGGGAAGGCATAGATCTAATTGCGCTGTTCAGTTTGGAGATAACTGGATCGTCGGAGATTATCAGAATGGACTTTTGTATAAGTTAAATATGGAAATCTATACTGATAATGGTAACGCAATTAGACGACAGCGTGCAGCTCAGTGTATAAATAAGGAACGACTTAATATAATACATCACTTACTTGAAATAGATTTCGAGACTGGTGCTGGTCTTGACGGAGATGTGCAGGGCTCTGACCCACAAGTAATACTTGACTGGTCAGATGACGGGGGACATACTTGGTCAAATCAGCATTGGAAAAGTCTTGGAAAGATAGGAACTTTTCTTACCAGAGTTCGATGGCTGCAACTCGGAATGTCACGAAACAGAGTTTATCGAATTACAGTTAGCGATCCTATAAAAACTGTCATACTTGGAGCATATGCCGAACTTGAGGAGTGTAGAGCATAATGAAATTTTCAATACCTCCTATTAAAGAGCCGTTATTTCTTTCTGGAACACTACTTAGTCCAGTATGGATAAAGTGGTTTGATTCTTTATTTACAGCAGTACAGTCAACTAATGATAGTAGTAGCACTTTAAACAATATGCAGATTACGCAAAGAGAGGAATCTACTATTAAAGAATCTTCTTCGATGTTGAATTTTATTCCTAAAGCAAACGATCAGTCAAGCAATAGCCCAACTGAAAGTATTGGAGTAGATTCACTAATGGTCTTGATTCCTAAAGGGAAAGATCAATCAACTAATGATTTTACAGATATGCAAACACTTTACTGGATGGGGGTTTAGAAATGTCTACACCGTTTTATACTGAGAAGAGATTGGTAGTAGGATCATTGCTGACAGGATCGGCTGCTACGTATTACACCTGTACAGCGCCAGTAGTAAAAACGATAATTAAGGAAATGACTTTCTGCAATACGGATGCGGCTGTAGCTTATACATTTACACTGTATATTGTACCTTTAGCAGGAACAGCAGCTGGAGCTAATATGGAGTTTAATGCTGTTACATTGCAGCCAGGAGAGACAAAGATCTTTGGGCGGAGTGATGTGATGGAGGTTGGATCTTTCATTCAGGCATTTGCAAGTACAAATGCAAAGATTGCTCTGAGTATTAGTGGAGTGGAGAGAACATAATGTCGTCTTTCTTAATTACTACACTTGATGCAACTCGATTCATAGACGAAGCTGGATTGGCTTATGGGGTACGTAGGGTTGATTATAAACCTAGAATTTCTTCTATGTCTTACTTATACGATATTGCTGAAGGAAATGTAAGTGGTCATACAGCATTTAGTAAATACGGGCGAGTAAGTGGAGTAAATAACGCACTAGTAGACGTATGGGCTGGAGAAGGTGGAACAGCTAGCTTGTACGTGTTTCCTCCTTCTGCTATCAAGTTTAATATAGCATCTACATCAGCTAATGATGACTTGGGTAATACAGGCATCGAGAAGATAATGATAATGGGACTGGATTCCACTTATACTGAGCAAACAGAGGAGGTAACGCTGAACGGGACAGCTGATGTAGCTACTACAAAAGATTTTTTGAGAACAAATTTTTGTTATGCTACACAAGCTGGTTCAGTTGGTGCAGCAGTAGGAAATATTACTATTAAAAATGCTGCTAATACTATAACATACAGTAGTATTGGCATAGGGTTAACGGCATGTAGAACACTGGTGTATACAGTACCCTTAAATAAAACTTTATATTTAACTAGTGTTGTAGTAGCTAGTGGCGCAGGCGGGAATGCGTTAAAGTTAAATGCAGTTGTATTTACCCCTAAGTATAGATTATTTGGATCTACTGTCTTTTTACCTGGTGGAGAACTTCTATCTATTAACAGTGAAACGGTAAGAAATTTAGAAGTACCGGCTGTATTTCCAGCAAAGACCGATATAAAGATGTCTGCGCAGGGGGATTATGCTTCTGGTGGGTCAACTTGTATAGGAGC